ACGATGCAAACGCTTCACAAATCAGTGACAAAATTAAAGACATTCTTTTTGCAAAAAGCGCTCAAGAGATTGAAACTATCAGACCTAATGTAGCTGCATCAGTATTCGACGATCCTACTGCAGAAATTGAAGACGATGTAGTAGATGAAGTTGATGAAGTAGAGGCATCAATCGAAGAAACTGAAGACGAGGAAGAAGAATAATAAATAAGTATTATAGAACTATTGAAAATAATGAGCGCTACCAGACCTGTTGGAATTAATAGCACTGTAAGCACCAGTACATCCTCTGCTCAGACCTCTGCAATTTCGCAACAGTCTGATACTCTTAGGGTGGTTGCTGAAAGTGTTGGTGTGTATGTAAACTATGGGGCTAATCCAACTGCAACCAATGAAAACATCTATGTTGGGACCTCTGATTCTCTAAAGATCTCACTGGGTCCTGTTTCAGCGCAGAAAGTTGTAGGTGTTACTAAGGGAACATCAACGATCATTGATTTTCCAGAAGGAACTGGTAGTCCTTTTGATGTGGGTGATACTGTATCTCTGACTGCACCAAATCAATCTGCTTTTGATTTTAGTCATCAAACAGTAACTGCTGTTAACAATACTGCTGGTGCTGGAGGATTCTTCGGTACTAGAATTACTGTTAGCTACAACTCTTCTGCAGTATCTGGAACATTTGCTGATCCCGATGCAACGTTGAGAAAGTCTTTCAAAGTTGCCGTTAAGACTGAAGCCGGAACTGGCAAGGCATACATTCAACAAGTACAAGCATCCTGAGAACAATGAAACTAATCAGAGAAGAAATCGAATCAGTTGATTTTATCGTTGAAGAAAAGAACGGTAAAAAGAGCATGTTTATTGAGGGTATCTTCCTTCAGGGTGATATCTGCAATCGAAATGGTAGAATGTATCAGATGGATACCTTGAGAAAGGAAGTCCAAAGATATAACGAAAACCACATTCAATCTGGGAGGGCTCTTGGAGAACTCGGACATCCAGATGGCCCAACTGTTAATCTGGATCGCGTCAGTCACAAGATTGTGTCGCTTAAAGAGAGCGGGACCAATTTTATTGGTAAAGCAAAAATCCTTTCTACTCCAATGGGTAAGATTGCAGAATCTCTCATTGGCGAAGGAGTCAAACTGGGTGTTTCTTCTAGAGGTATCGGATCTCTGATGCAAACCAAAGAAGGTGTCAACGTAGTTGGACCTGACTTTATGTTGGCTACTGCAGCTGACATCGTAGCCGACCCCTCTGCACCTGATGCTTTCGTCGAAGGTATCATGGAAGGTAAAGAGTGGGTATGGGATGGTGGTATTTTGCGTGAAGCAAGAGCTGCCAAGACCTACAAAGAGATCAACACTCTGGTTGATCAAAAACAACTTGATGAGCAAAAACTCAACCTGTTCAATAACTTTTTGAACAATCTTTGATAAGTTATTGAAATATACAAATTATAAATAAATATAGATTAAAATAGGTTAATCGGAGTAACTTAAAATGTCTCTTGGAGATTTACAAGAAATGGAGCAATCTAAAACTGCTGTGAATGCTAACGCCAAACCTGCCGAGGGTATGGGTAAGCTTTCCAACGCCGGCGAAGGCCTTCAAACTTCCTACGAAGATCTCGGTGGTCCTACCCCCGAAAACTATAAGCCTGATGATGATTCTGCAAAGCTCAAAGAGCCTAAGATCAAAACTGTCAAGGACGTAGTTAATAAGGGTGCTAAGGCTGCTGATCCAATGCCTACTGGCATGAAGGAAGAATCAGAAGTTGAAGAGGAAGTCCTGGAAGAGGAAGAGATTGTTTCCGAATCCGAAGAAGTTACTGAAGATTCTGTCGATATCGATGAGGACGTAAATGCCCTCCTCGGTGGAGAAGATCTTTCCGAAGAATTCAAAGAAAAGGCGAGAGTCATCTTTGAAGCCGCATTGACCTCTAAAATCAAAGAAGTCCAGGAATCCCTGGAAGTCCAGTACGCCGAGCGTCTGGAAGAGGAAAGAGAATCCCTTAAGGAAACTCTTACCGAGAGAGTTGACGCATATCTTGAGTATGTCTGCCAAGAGTGGATGTCCGAGAATGAGTTGGCTATCGAACATGGTCTCAAGACTGAGATGACCGAATCGTTCCTGACCGGAATGAAGGGTCTTTTTGAAGAACATTATGTAACAATCCCTGAAGATAAGTATGATGTACTTGAGAGCATGGTAGAAAAACTTGATGATATGGAGACAAAACTCAACGAGCAAATCGATAAGAACATCGGTCTGAATAAGAGACTCGCCGAGTCCACTGCAGATGGTGTACTGAATATCGTCTCTGAAGGTCTTGCTGAGACCCAGAAAGAGAAGCTTGCTTCACTCGCTGAAAGCGTAGAGTTTGAAAGTGAAGAAGAATATCGTGAAAAGCTGGAGACCCTGAAGGAGTCGTACTTCTCCAAGGCCCCTGCTGCAAAATCAGAAGCACCTCAGACGCTGTCTGAAAGTGTAGATTCAACCCCTGCTCCTACCAGTAGAGGTATGGAACAGTACATGAGAGCACTTGGTGCCTTCAAAAAGTGAATTTAACATTCATTCAAACCTAAACCTATAAAGTAAAGCAAATGTTTCAATCCGAACATCTGCAGGAAAAGTGGAGTCCACTTCTCGACTATGAAGGTCTTGATCCCATCAAGGATTCACATAGAAGAGCTGTAACCGCAGTCCTGCTCGAAAACCAAGAAAAATTCCTCCGTGAGGAGCAAGCATTCGCATCAGGTATTAACCTGATGGAAACCCCCACCAACCATGCTAACGATGCTGGTGCTTCTGGTGGTTTCGGTGCTGGTTCAGCTGATGCTGGCCCCACCGCTGGTTTCGACCCTGTTCTGATCTCCCTGATCAGACGCGCAATGCCTAACCTGGTCGCTTATGACCTGGCTGGTGTTCAGCCAATGAACGGTCCTACTGGACTGATCTTTGCAATGCGTTCCCGCCTTAACAACCAAGCTGGAGACGAGACGTTCTTCAACGAAGTTGATACCGCATTCTCTGGTCAGGATGACGGTCTTAACCTTACCGCTGGCATGTCTGATGCCAATGCTGGTCTGGGTACTACAGCACAAGCTGGTACTAACCCCTCCGTCCTTAACCCAGTTGGTTCCGCCACCTCCACCTCCTACAATGTAGGTCAGGGTATGGTAACTGGTGACGCTGAGAACCTGGGTTCAGGTACTGGCGACCAGTTCAACCAGATGGCCTTCTCGATTGAGAAAGTCACCGTAACCGCGAAGTCTAGAGCTCTGAAGGCTGAGTACAGCCTGGAACTGGCACAAGACCTCAAGGCAATCCATGGTCTGAACGCTGAAGCGGAACTCGCCAACATTCTCTCCACTGAGATCCTGGCTGAGATCAACCGTGAAGTCATCAGAACCATCTACAAGATTGCTGAGCAAGGTGCCGTTTCCAACACCGCAACTGCTGGTGTATTCGACCTTGACATCGACTCTAACGGTCGTTGGTCTGTTGAGAAGTTTAAGGGACTCCTTTTCCAAATCGAGAGAGACGCTAACGCGATTGCTCAAAGAACTCGTAGAGGGAAGGGCAACATGGTCATGTGCTCTGCTGACGTTGCATCTGCACTGACCATGGCTGGTATCCTTGATTATACCCCTGCCCTGAACGCTAACCTGAACGTTGACGACGCCGGTAACACCTTTGCTGGTACGATCAACGGTAAGTTCCGTGTCTACATCGACCCATATGCTGCAAACCTGTCGGCTGCTAACGCTGCAACCAACGGTGGTAACCAGTACTATGTTGTCGGTTATAAGGGTTCTTCACCCTATGACGCTGGTCTGTTCTATTGCCCTTATGTTCCCCTGCAGATGGTTCGTGCCGTCGGGGAGAACACCTTCCAGCCCAAGATCGGCTTCAAGACCCGCTATGGTATCGTAGCAAACCCCTTCGCAGAAGGACTTACTCAAGGTCTGGGTCGCCTGAGAGTCAACAGCAACCGTTACTACAGACGCGTAGCTGTCAAGAACCTGATGTGATATTGGTCACACAGATCACAAGGACCCCTTCACAGGGGTCTTTTTTTATGATATCTTATATTGAAAAGCAAATGTCATGAGTGAACACACAGACAATACACCTTGGAAACAGCTTATTATTACCTGTTCGATACTTCTTACATTTGTAATCATTTGTTTTGTCATAATGGTGTATGGAAGTCTATAAATATCTACACTGACTACTCTTACTATGAGATATAAAAATAAATCCCTCTGGGGAGTGGTTGCATTGGTAAGTATATTGAATGTGGGTGCATTTATTGGGAACAGTTTGAGGAGACCTCCTGTCGAAATAAATTATCCTCCAGTTGGAGATTTGAGCTCATATGAAATTACCATGTATCCTAATGGTAGTTACTCGATTACCTATAAGGGACATGATCCAACGATATTAGACTCAAAAACTTATGTTGACACATCCAATGGTGTATTTGGTATAGGTGGAAGATCAACAACCACTAGATCTAACCAGTATATTCCTGGTAGACCTGGTGAAGGAGTGGATCAGGATGGAAAAAAGATTGTAAGATCAGAAGAGTGCATCAAGGCGGAAGGTGGCGGAGAATCGAACGGTGCCCTCGTAGGCGCTAGTGTCGCTACAGGATTCGCACCTTTACTTACCGGTATTCCTTATGTTGGATGGTTAGCTTCTGGTTGGGCGGTAATGTTTGGTCAGGATATAGGATCACAGATTGGTGGTGAGATTGCAACAACCATCAAGGGTTGTGATAAATAATCAAAAGTATCTTTGATCGATGTCAAGGGCAAGTAA